GCCATCACCATTTGCGTCAGGGTTACTCGAAGTGGCGCACTTTGCGCCCGTGCAGCTCGTAGAGCTGCCAGTCGTGTTGCCGTTGCCGTCTTTCGTAGTAACTTGGGAAACCTTCGTTGTCGTCGAAACGCAGCTACCAGCACCGCCACAAGTTACCTGAGTAATCGTATCGGTCTTAGTCGTAGTCGTTGAACCGTCAGCATTAGCCTTAGTGTCAATCTTAGTGTCAGTCATTTGGCCAGTAGATTTAGATGGCTTAGTGATGCAGGTAAAAGAACCATTCACAGAGCCGCAGTCCATTGACCCTGGGTCACCGGTAAATTGGCTGGAAGAACAAACCTTGCGCCCTTCCCCATCCAAAACATAATTACAAGGCTTTTGCTCTTGAACCTTTGGCTGATCGGGAGGCATACAGTCCTGCCCATCACCGCAAATACCATCAGTACCACCAGAAGGACTAGCTGCCGACATGGAACCTGAACCAGCGACCTCACCAGTAAAAGAAGCTCCAACACGGCAGCGAGCAACTTGAGCAGGAGCTAAAGTGACACCGCCAGTAGATTTAGCAGCAGGCATCTTGCAGTTTGCAACAGAAAGAATAGAAACCTTACAACCGAACTTCTCAGGGCTTGGAGGCTGTTGAGGATTACCGTCCTGATCGAAGGAAATGTAAAACGAAACAAGCTTCGTCCCCTGATTAGCAAGATTCTTACACTGAGAGCTTTGATCTGCCCTCAAGTAAGGAACGCATTCACCCGAAGTATTAATAATATTTGGGATATTGTTTGAATCCTTGCCTTCACAAGTCTTTCCAGCATCAGGAGATGGAAAGTCGCAAGTACCAATTTGTTGGTTAAAGGTAGAGCCAACAGGACAGCTATCGCCATTTCGACCTGCAAAATACTGGCCGGGATTTGGAAAGCTAATATAAGCACCGTTAGTGTCTTTGAACTTGCACTGAAACTTAATATCAGAAATTTTAGTAATCTCGGCGTAGCCATGAAGAATGCCGCCACCAAGGTTTAAGTTAGATATCGCTCGGCATGCCTCAACCGGAGAAGGGAACGAACCGGAACCAACAGAAGGAGACCAAAAGTAATCAACGGCAAAACAATGCGCCGATAAAAATAGAAGAATAAAAGAAAGAAATCGCATAAATAAAAAAAGGGGCGTTGCCGCCCCTTTGCCCGTCACAGGTACTCGCTTGAGCGGAAACCAGCGACGAAAGCGCTGGCCATGAGAATCCCAGCCAGGGCGGACCAGATCACATCACGCCTTGCGGATCATCTGGACCACGATGGTGACCACGACCAGCGCCGCGACGCAGATAACCACCTGCCCGCCTACGCTTTCACCGCCAGCTTGAGCATTGGCGAGGCCGGTCTTAGCACCCTCGACAACGGCGCTATCAGCGGCGTTGGCAGCGGCGGCGCCGACCATGGAGCCAACGGCGATACAGCCGTTACGGAACGAACGGACCGGGTTGAACTTGCCAGCGAGTTGCTTGATACCTTTCATGGACTTCCTCCTAGAATTTCATTTTTCTGAGTTGTGACACGATCACGCCAACGCCGAAGCCGATGGCAAACATCAGAAGCGTCCCGCCGAAGAACAGCTCGAACGTTTCCGAATCAAAACCGCCTTGAATGAGCAGCTCGATCTGAGCGGCAGCATCAGGCGGCACAACGTAGGCTTCAGCCCACGCTTGTTGTGTGCAGTT